ACCCATCCGTCAACAGACTGCGCTTCTTCGTTCCACTCCGGATCTTCAAAGTGCCCAACGGTGAGCCGCTTGAAATTCTCGGTGGTGACAGCTTGCCCGGGCTCAGCCATCGGGTGAAGCACCACGATCGGCGCGCCCTTGAGCGAGGCCATAGCCTCAGGTCGCTTGAGCTCTCCAGCTGGGCGATACTCACGGAGCACGCGGCCAGAACGGTTGTAGTCATAGACCCCCGCCTTGCTGACCCTTGCACGGATGCGGAGCCCGCCTTGCGGCGTGCGTTCGACATTGCCACCGGCATAGTCCAGGGTACTGAGCGCGTAGCGCCTGGTAGCCCGTGGGAGGTCTGCGCGGTCTTGGGTCTGTGAGGTCAAGGATTCCTCGGGAATGATTGGCACGTTTGGATTCAGCGCGGCCCACTGAGCGAGCACGGTAGCTACGCCCTTGCCCATGTTGGACTGGAGTTCGGTCTGCTCGACCTTGGGGGTCTTTAGATAAAGCACCGCGTCCACTTCGAGCCCGCTTCTCAGCACGTCGGCTGCTCGAACCCCTTCGAGCACGAAGCGCGGGAGCTTCTCCGCTTCAGTTTTCACCGCGTCCGGTAGCTCTCGCCATGGCAAGTGCATCCAGTCATCAGTGTGCAGGACCGGGCGGTCCGTGACTTGTAGAGACAGGCTGGTCTTGCCGGTTCGGGGTGCGCCGGTGATGACCAGGCGAGGATACTTGGCGAGCAGCTCCGCGAATGTCACGTGCCCGCGTCGAGCTTGTTGGCCACTGCGACAAGCGCCGCCGCGAGTTTGCGGATCGCCGACGTCGGGATCTCGCTGAGAGTGACCCGTGTCCCACCAAGCGTCAGAGTGCCGTCGACGATCGATACCATTACTGGCCCGACTGCGACGTTCAGCTCGCGAACAATCTCGCTCCGTCGCGCGTGGAGCGCTTCGGATGAATCCGTTATTGCCTTGAGCTCTGCGACTAGTTCGGCGGTTGTGGGCATGGTTGTTACTTCACCAGGACAAGTTGAAGGTCAGCGCCCGCGACGTTTCGTGCGTACCGCTGGAAGCTTCGGAAGTGCGGCTCGAATTCTGCGGGGTCTTTTCTTGCGTGGCAGAATCGGCAGATAAGCCAACCGTTTTCGCGCTGGTTCTGAGACCGCACATTGTTCCAGTGGTCGAACTGTCCAAGCGAGCCCGCCGCGTCGCGTAGGATGCGGCCTTCGGACACGATCCGAGTGTCCCGACACACCGGGCAATCGCAGCCGTACTTCTCGCGAACCACCTGAATGAACTCACCGCGAACACGCGCCGTGAAGTCCTTCCGAACATTGATCGACTGGCTCAGTTCGGTGACGCTCTTGCTCAGTGCACGGGTCTCGACCTTGAGGACATCGAGGTCACCCCTGAACGATTCGATCTTGGCGATCATCAGCTCGGTGCCCTTTTCGAGCCCGCGCTGGATAGCTAGTTGCAGACCGGAATGGTCAACCCCGGCATGGGTTTGCCCCGCCATGTGAGCCCGAACCACGTCGTTGCACCACGCGTGAAACTCGGGACTGAGGTACTTGGCGTAGGCCATGGCGAGTTGCCAGTGAGCCCAGGTCGTTGCGTTTCGGCCTCTTTCGGCTCGAATGATGTCGTGGGAATTACCCACTACTAGATTCGCGGCTACGAACTCGGCGAACTCCTGGCCTTGCTGCGACCGTAGCCATTCAGAAGGCTTCTTACTCAGATCCGACCCAGCTGCCCGCCACATGTCGGTGAGGCACAGGAACTTGTCTTCTGAGTGGCGGACTGCGTTGCCGCCGAATTCGAGCTTGATGACGTTGGACATTCTTTTGGTCTCCTTCAGCCGCGCCCGCGCGCGCTGGATAAAGCCTTGGTTGATTGGAGCCGGACCAACGAGAACAGCTACCGGCTCAGCCAAGAAAGCCGCGGGTCTTAGCGCTTGCGCTTCGGAATGACCGGTATCGCCTGGCACCGGCACACGTCCGCGCTTCCAGGGTGCCCACGGTCTTTGGGGCCTCCGCCTCCGCCTAACGGCGGGGCGTCGTAGCGCTGCACCGTGCCGTCAAGCTTTCGGTGCCAGTCGCGGGTGTTGGAGTCTGGGACGGCTCGCCACTTGTACTCGACAATGCCGAGCAGCTTGTGGCGGTCCTGAGTGACCGTTGAGTTGACCCGGATGACCTGGCCCACTGCAATGCGTTCGGCTTGTTTCTCTGAGGCCTTGAGCCTCTTGGCCACCTCGGCGGCGAAAGCCTCACCACGAAGACCCTCGCGAACAGAACGCCCTATCAGAGGAGCAAGCGCCCGGGCGACGATGCCCGCGATGCTGCGGATCGTCTTTACCGTCTGCCTTGCAAGCGCAAGGGACCGCCGCGTGCTCAGCTCTGGGATCTTGACCCCGAGGGACTGACCCATCTGGCGAGTGTTGTGCGCTGTCACGCGGGCGACCAGCGACGCGGCTTCGGGTTCGCCGAACTTGACCTGGGGCTCTAGTACCCGAGTCATCAGGTCGGACTCTGATCCCGTCTCTTCTATGCTGTCGGCGGTGAGCGTTTTCGTTCGGTCCGATAAGGTCTGGGCCGCTTTACGCGCCAGCTGAGCGTGCACCCGTCGCGCAAGCTCCGATGCCTCACGCTCTATCCCGTGCGGGTCACGTAGGGGTTTCGGCTTGACCTTGCGCGGGTCCAACGGCTGGCGCTTTCGCTCCGATGGGCCTCCAGAGGACCGACCACTGGATGTTTCCCTCTGCGTCCCTGACCGGTTGACCATCGTTGCCAATTGCAAAGTCCCTTGTTCGTTCGATGCCACACTTCACGCACCGGTTGACCACGCCATGCTCGCAACGCTGGACGGCGAACTCAGTCATCTTGGCCGCGAGAGCCTCAACGGATGCGTCCGTCCCTTGGTCAGTGTCGGCGGTGTCTACCGGGTTCACCGGTTGACCGCCGGGCGCCGGCGGAAGGACCGTAGCCACTGCACCCACGGCTTGCACTGTCCCAGCTTGCTCGCCAGTGATCTCCGCAGCCGTTGCTCGCTTGGCCGCGAATTCCTCGATAGTAAGTCCGCCATCTGGGTCCGGCTCGCCTTCTGGGGTGACCAGTAACGAGAGCCCGCTTGCGCGCCGAGCCTCGTTCACGGTGACGATCTTCGCGAGGTCGCTTGGAGTTATCTCCAGCGCGTTGGTCTGCGTCGGTGCCTCCGTCTCGACCGCGAGTTCCTCGCCATCCGTTGGGACTTCGACCATGGCCGGCGAGATCGCCTCAATCTCCGCATCGGTGAGCACCACGCGCTCACCGCCTCCGGCGGTGAAGCGAGCCTTGGCGATCTGCTGAGCGGTCAAGGCCCCCATGTCGAAGTAGGTTTGATCGGTCGCAGCGTTCTTCGTTGCGATATCCGCCTCCTCGCTCGGGGTAGGCGCCCAAAGTGGCGGCCAACTGACTTCCCAGCTATCGGGCTCGGTTCCTCCCGTGGGTCCGTTCGGCGCGTTGAACATCACGCGAAGAGCGCGATCCATTGCGGGCTCTAGTTGCTCACGCTGCTCGACCGCGACTTGGGCGTGCCAGTTCCTCGCGTCGCCTTCACCGGTCGCATTGAGTCCAGCCGCGGCCTCACCGAAGAGCTTGCTTGCTGGCATGTCGGCGGCGCCAGAAACGCGCAACATGAACTTGTCCATGATGCCTTCAATGCCGCCCAGCTGAAGTTGCGAGCGCACGAAGTCCTCGGAGTCGGCGTCGACCACGATGGCCTTGATAGCTGATCGCACTTGGTCAAAGACCTTCATGCGAGCCTCGATGAGATCGTTCTGGCCAGCCATCAGCATATCGCCAAGGCCCTTCCACTTGTACACGTTCTGCGATGAGTCAGCGAGCAACGCTTGCACCGTGGCAAACGTCGCGTTGAATTGCTGGATCGCTTTCATCGGGCGGATCAGAACCGAGCCGCCCCAGCCTTGCCGCTGCTCGCGCTTGATCTTCGTCGTGTCCACGCCGTCGAACAGAATAAGCCTCGACTCGTGAACAATCGGGCGAACCGATGCGCGAGTCATTGGCATCAGCTGATAGTGACTTGGGGCCCCGTAGTTCGGCAGCAGCGGGTTGCTGTAGTACCTCGAATGGATCAGCTCCGATGCCTCGTACGCGGTCAGAAAGTGAATGCGACCCTTGCCGATTGTGAGCGGGTCAGTCTGCGAACCGTCATCGCTGCCGATGTAGACAGCTCCGCCGCCGTACAGCCGAGACCACTTGCGCGCTTGCTTGATTGCCTTAGTCCCGCCGATAGCGTCGAACCAGTCGCGCGAAGCTTGTGCCGCGTCAGAGTCGGCGCCTACCTCAAGGGTCCAGTCGGCCATGAACGACTCGTCAACAACGGCGTTAACGATCTTCGCAGCGATTGCATCGGCCTCGTAAAGATCCGCAAGTCGCGTCCAATCCCAACACCACTCATCACCACCAACGAATGTGAAGTTAGCCGACTTGTCCGAGTCGCCTCCAACTCCGGTGACTGGGTTTACCCAGCTGTCGTGTGTGGTGGTCATTGGTTCGATCGTTTCATCAGGAGATCCATCATGCTGTTTCTGTTTTCGTGAAGCATCCGAAACGCTCCGCTTGTTGCGTCGACTTGGTCATCGTGTGAGCCCTCGGGAAACTGTTCTAGTTCCGACATCCACTCTTGAGACCAGTCACCTGCCATGACGGCAACGTTACCGTTTGCGGCTTGCGCTGAGAACGGCCCGAAGCGCTGAAGCTTGTCGCCTGTTGGAAGCAACGCGCTCGCGTTGAATCCCATGAGCATGCGAACGAAGTGCCGAGTCTGGAACTTGCCCGCTTGACCCGGGTCTTGCTCTAGACCGATGCGCACCGCTGCGCCGTCCAGTTGTGCACACTGAAGAGTGCGAGCCTCGACATCCGCCGGCTCTCCTCTGTAGCGGTCGCAATGCTCGACCAAGATCATGCCGCTTGAGCATATCGACATCTTAACCCCAGCGGTCCAGTCCGGATCGTGCTTCTCAGACTTCGCTTCTGTTCCAGCAAAGTCCCAGTAACGAACTGTGCTAATGATGTCGCGCGGCCTCTCCGAGAGGACCTTGACCCAATCGCGCTTGAAGTACTTGCCCTTCCCGGGCTTGACTAGCCAGTCACCGTCTTTGAGCTGAGCCCGCGTTACCGGGTCGAGGTCGTCTAGCTGGTAGCCATAGTCAGCCGAAAGTGAGGGGTTGTCCTTCAGTGCGGCGCGGATGAACGTGCGGCCTCTGGCTCCTAGTGTTCCGCGTGGAACTTCGATGTTCTTGTCGCCGACCCTAGCGTAGTATCGTACCTCTCCAGGCTTCGCCGGGTTGTCGTGATCCTTGTCCAGCCATGCCGCAAACCGCTCAAACACCCACGCATGCCCACGGTCCCCGGGGTTGGTGCCTGATCGAACCTGAACAGGAATGCCGTGGCTCGATCGCAATCGGCTGAGCATGTACGTGTATTGATGGCGGGTGAACGTCGTGAGTTCGTCGAATCCGATGTATTGATATTCCTGCGACTTGTGATCTAGCGCGTCCGCGTCGCTTGCAAGGTACCTCAGATATACCTTGGCTCCGCTTGGAAACGTCCAGGTATGTTCGGCTCGGTTGTACTGAGCTCCCGGGAATACCACCGGGTAAAGCAGTTCGGAGCGCTCACCGAGTGACCTGACGACATCGTCGTAGGTGTTGCGGAACAGGATCGCGCGGAACCTTGGGTGGCCCACGTAGCGGAGTGGGCCAACAAGAAGCGCGTCGCTCTTGCCGCCTCCAGCCTGGCCGCCGTACATCACCTCATAACAGGACGAAGCGAGGAACCTTGTCTGCGGCCCGGGGTGAGGCTGCCAGATGACTTTGCGGCTAGGACCCCCCATCGTCTTCTGGCTCTTCGTCCAACGGTGGAAGGATCACAACGCCGGCCTCTTGGGTTTGAATTGGGCCACCGTTGGGACCACTCAACTCCTGAGTGACCTTGTAACCGAACTCTTTCGGGAAACGCCTCTCAAGCATCCAGGATGCAGCGCGCCAGTCCCCGCCTTGCGCGCTCTTCATGACCGAGCCAACTAACATGTTGCGCGGCTGACTCCTCGCAAGCCGAACCTTCTCCTGGAAGTCCGCGAACTTTCGGTCCTTGCTCTTCAGCCAGTTGCGCAAGCATCGGTCAGTGATGCCAGCAAACTCGGCCGCTTGCTCGTAGGTAGCGAAGAGCCGCAAGGCTGTCACGATCTCGCGCTGGGTTTCTTCGGTGAATTTGTCAGCTGGCAATTGTCAAACCCTTTCTTTCCTGCTCAGCCAATAGGCCTAAAGCCGCCTACTAAGTACGATTTGCCCTTGAGCATAGGCATGGTGCCGCCTATTATACCGACATGAACAAGACCGAAATCAACTGGACCGAACTTACCTGGAACGCTGCCAGCGGCTGCACGAAAGTAAGCGCCGAATGCAAGCACTGCTACGCGCATACCATAGCAGAGAACAAGCGTGGCACCGCGGCTTTTCCGGACGGGTTCGACATCACGATCCGCCCTCACAAGCTGCGAGAACTCAAGGCGCACAAGAAGCCTGCGCTGATATTCACAAATTCGATGACCGATATGTTCCACGCCGACATTCCAGACAGCTACCGGGATCAGATGTTTGAGGCCATCCGGAACTCGCCTCACCACCGATATCAGGTGCTGACCAAGCGCCCCGAGATAGCGGCTCGGTATTTTCAGACCCGCAAGGTCCCTGATAGCGTTTGGCTTGGTGTCACCGTTGGAGTCAGGGCTACTCTCGACCGCGTCGATATCCTTAGACAGATAGACGCCAAGGTTCGCTTTCTGAGCTGTGAGCCTCTGCTTGAACAGCTTGATGGGCTTAGCCTTGACGGGATCCATTGGCTGATTGGAGGCGGCGAATCCGGGTCTCACTTGAGCGACCCGAAGGTCTCGGAGAAGCGGAGCATGGTCGAGCGAAACTTTAACCGCGCGACTTGGCCGTACCCGTGGAAACCTCGCACCGACCGCATTCAGTGGGCCCGGCATCTGAGGGACTTGTGCGCCGCTGGTGGCGTTGCTTTTTGGTGGAAGCAGTGGGGCGGACCAACCCCGAAGGGCGGAGGGCGGTCGCTTGACGGTGCTGAATGGGATGAGATGCCAACCGTGCATGGGGCAATGCCAGAAGGCTACGCTCACCGTCAGATACCTCTGAAAACGATAGCCGTATAGGTCATCTTTTGACCACCGATGCCGCTTCCTCGCCCCGTTGCTTGCCATCGCTTGAGCTGTCTCACACCTGACAGCTCAAGCCACTTGGCCGCGCACATGTCCGCTATCTTATCAGCGCTAGCGTGGTTTCTTGGCGTCTGAAGATTGCTCACTCCAAGCAGTTGGTTGGTCGCTATAGACGGCGCTCCGAATGCATTCTTGCGCGTAGATCCATCGGTTGTCACCACTGCCCCCACCTCACCGGTTGCCCAACGTCTCCTGTGAGCAATGATTAGCATCTGCTCCCATGGTTGGCCATAGGCGTCTATGTCGAACACGTTGAATGTGCTCAGGTCAAGC